CAGACATCACGAATGGCTTCATACTTTGTCGTGCGACCAAGGTTGTTGCGGATCGTGTTACGCACCGTGTTGTAGACCTTGGTCCTGTCACCCCAACAAGTAAAAACCGTGGCACGATCATACTGGTTGAAATTAGGTGCAACTTGAAGAGCAAAAGTTTTGCGGTCCATATTCTCTTCCGCAATCCTCGTCAGGATGTCTTGAATAGAGAGACAAGTAGACGCAACTTCGACATTAAAGTCATGCTCAAAGTGCGACAGACGATCACGATCCTCTGCAGGCAAATGAGCCTTGATGTCATCCAGCTTCTCGTCCAGAATGCATTCAACAATGTTGCGATCCTGTAGAATAGCTTCCTTCGCCTTGTGAATCTGGAGATACCAATGGCACTTCAACTTCAACATATGCCCATCATCAAAACGAACCACGAACCCTTCAAGGTCTTCCAGATCACGAACGTATTCAAGGAAAGCCTTCATGTCAGTCTGCGGTTCGAATGCACGAACGACAGGGACAATACCAACACGAGCAAAAGCTTCAAGCATATCACGACTGGCATAAGTACCCTTCGTATTATGGCGAACAGCAGTCAGTATCAGTTGGTCTTCAGAACCATAATCCAGAACGATACGCTGCTTACGCGAACACCATTCAAAGATAGGGGTAAGTCCTCCGGCAATCATGTCAGTTGCAAACTCAATATACTGCGGATTGTTCTTCACAAACTCCTCAACAGGCTTTGCCACATCGGTAGCACCCATCTTCGTGCCCCAGATCATCTGACCATTCACAATGAACGGTGCAATCATCGAACCATCCAGCTTCTCAAGGATAGCATGAGGGCGCGACAGATCAATGACATGATCCTGAGTCTCTTCACGCTCATTCACATTGAAGAACTTATGGAACGGGCGACGAATGATATCACCAGTTTCAGTATCAAAGATGATACCACGACACTCACGGCGAATCTTGGCATCATCATCCAAAGTGAAATAGTCTTTCCAATCTTCAGGGGGGCGACTAGCTTTTTGCCACGTGTGGTGTTCGGTCTTCCCAAAGGTGTCATCCATCATCACGTTGTAGTTGATGACGGTATAGCCTTCCTTCTGAGCCACAACGAACTCATCGCGACCTTCAATAGCAGGCAGCACATCAGAAATGTTTTTAATAACTGGGAAGGTATAATCCATGGCGTATCTCCTGTTTCACTGTCAGTGTTATTGTAAAAGTGTTATAGTTTATCCAACCACGCTATCGATGATGCGAACCAAATCTTCGGCATACACATCTTCAATCTGCTTGATCATGTTGATATCATAGTTGCGAATCTTGAAGAAGTCAAGATCATAAAGGTCGGTGCCTTCATTATACTTGACATACACATAGCCCTTCCACTTGACCATGCCAGAAGTCTTGAACTTGAGACCATTGCCCATGTTCACATAATCTTTTGCACCCCAAGCCCACGTGGCGCGAGGATCAATCGTCTTGATCTGCGAAAGAATGGTTTGTGCAATGCTCATGTCAAACTCCGTTTTCTCAGTGTGTGTGTTTGATATACGCACCGGAAGAAAGGATGTCAACATGTTTTTTCAGATTATTTAAATTCCCACTTCCATGGTGGAACGGAGTAGTAATTTAACTGATCTTTAAACCTCGGTGTAAATTTAGCATTCACAACGATTGGTGTAGATTGAATGCGAGTTTCCCAAAGAGATAGCAGCGGATTATAATTATCAATTTCAATCATAACCCGATTGTCATCTTCGTCATAAAACCAATACTCATATGTCTGCTTTTTTCTTTGGGTGGCATTTAATCTGGTAATATACGTAAGTGTTTTTTGATTGGTATCATTGTTTACCAGCGGCTTTATTTCACTTCCGAAAACTCTAATAAGACTCATATCGTATTCATAGAAATATGGAAGTTTGTATGCTATACCACACTGATTGTCTTTGTATAAATTGTCAGAAACGGCCAAGAATTTATTAAGATTTTCTCTATACACACTAATCTTATCGCTGCGTAATATTATCCACATTAATTTCTGAGTATAATGCTCACGGATGCGGCGGGCGAGTTCGCGATCATCAGTTGTAATATACGGAGAAATAATATTCTCATCTTCACTAATTGATAGTAAATGAACCGGTTTGCGACACGTATTGAGTTCATGGTTCGTTGGATCATTTGATAAAATCTCACGAATACGCTTAATCGTGCAAGCAAGGACAATCGGGTCCTCTTTTATAAATGAAGATGTATAAACCACATCAGAAAATGTGTGGGATTGGTGTATTAATGGATTATTAAGCCAATTAAAGGTATTCTTTTGAGTAGTATTAACTGTCATGTTCTTAATGTATCTTAGTTAGAGGTGAAATACAAGGGTAAAATTACCCGATTGAAATATCTTCCATTCCTGCCGTGCGGAGGCGAACGATGTGGCCCATTTGCCATTGCTTGGCTTCAAGCCCCTTGATAATGCCAGTCCACGTATTGCGAAGCAATGCTACTTCATTCATAAGAACTTCATAATCAATAACTTCATCTTCACCTTCCGCATACTTTTGAGCATCCTTTGGCTGAAGTGCACGATTGTAGTTTTCAAGATACTTCTTGAAATGTGTGTGTTTTATTTTACGAAGCCTAATATTCATGAAGTTAAGCACTGCTTCAATTTCTTGAAGTTGATTGAAGCGGTATTCTGTTATTCCGGGCAGTGAGGCAATGTTTTTTTCAACATTTCCGTATATCTTTACCTCACGTTTTGCTTGCAGTAATTCATTTTCATAATATGCAATAAAATCAGGAAGATGACTTAAGTCCGAAGTAACTTTACTATACCAATTCATTATCCATAATCCTCGTCTTCATCTTCCTCAAAATAATCATCAAATAGGTCATCAATCTCTTCATGATATAGTCCATCATCCGGAGATTCTAAAAAAAACTCCAATGCGTCTTTAATGTCTTTATCACCACGGAAAGTATGTTTAATTTCAGCAGGAGAAAAGTCTTCTTCAATAAGATAGTTAACTAAAGTTTCTGCTGCATCGTCAGCCACATTCCCGGCATCAAGACTTGGTTTTAATATTTTCCAAATTTCACTGATAAGTGCTAAACTCATTTTTCCTCCCCAATCTCACCAAATAGTGGATACCACGTGAATTCCATTCCTTCGGTAAACATCTGCTGACCAAAGCCCATGTTTGTAGTCTTAAATAAATAGCAATGATCCATAGAAGATATAGGTTTATTTACCTCTGTAATTTCCCCAGTTTCTTTGTTAAGATCAAACACATGGAACATGCCATTTTTCTTAATGGCATCAACTAATGCCTGACCATCATCAAAAATGGCACCATCCGCTATAACATCTTTGGTTACTTGTTCCTTTACCGCATACAATAACCAATATAATGCGGGTCCTTTTCTATACTGAACTGGAACAAAAACTATTGCTACGTCAAGATAATCTTTACCGGCAATTTTTGCATTTTCCAATGTCAACATGCCGACAATATTACCATCTGACTTAACTAACATAAATTTGTTATCGTAACGATATAGGGCATAATCTTTTCTTACATCAGCCAGTTTAGTTGCTTTCCCTAACAATTTACTATATGACTGCTGAAATTCTGATGATGTAGTAGGTTTTTCTGGAAATTTACCTGCCTGAAACGCCTCGGCTATTTGGTTAATCTTAACCATCGTCATCAACCGTTTCATCCTCAATAAGTGCGATTGTAGCAGGATGCTTGCCAAATTCTGTCATGATGGTATCAAGACATTCGTCGGTGTTTGCTTCCCATGCCTTTCGGAATTTTTTAATGATGGTTCCATCAATTTTCTTGTAAACAAGAGAGTTACCTTCCTTGGAGAGCAACTTCATTGATTCAAACATGTCAGTAAGCCCCGAATATGGACTCATTCCCGTATCATATGGAATCTTGACCTGAACCGATTCAAAAGGCTTGGCATAGCGTGTTTTCATAACTTTACATGCTGCGCGAATACCTCTGACTTCACTGGTCTTATTTCCATCTTCGTCTTCCTTGAGTTTAAGTTTTTTCATAGCAACAACGATTGATGATGCATATACGAAACCCTGTCCACCAGAAATTTTGTCATCCGGATCAAACATATCTTGCGAAGCATACGTGTGATTTGTTGCTACAAGACCGACATTATGGCTACCGAACATGTTTACGCAGTTACGAACAAGCGCGGTAAGAGCCTTAGGTTTG